AACCAAGAAATGCTGTTACGGAGTCATCATGGCTACAAAAATGAGCGCCGCCGAGAAGGCAGCCCGCGAAGAACAAGCGGAAAAGAAAATGCAAGAAGCCACCGACCAGGCATACGAAGCATCACGCACAACTCCATACCGCAAGGGTGGCTTTGTGAAGGCTGCTGACGGTATCGCCCAGCGTGGTAAGACTCGTGGCAAAACAGTCGCTATGTGCGGCGGCGGCAAGGTCTAACATGATGGGCAGCCGTGGCATGGGCGACATCGCGCCTAGCAAGATGCCCAAGGGCGTCAAGAAAGCTCGTCGCGATGACACGGACTTCACCCAGTACGCAGCGGGCGGTAAGGTTGGCTTGTATGACAACATCAACGCCAAACGCAAACGCATCGCTGAAGGTTCTGGTGAGAAGATGCGCAAGGTTGGAAGCAAGGGCGCACCTACCGCCAAGGCTTTCAAACAATCCGCTAAGACAGCAAAGAAGTAAAACATGGCATACACGACTGGTACAACAGGCTTCAATTTAGAGTTCACTGAGCTCGCTGAAGAAGCGTGGGAGCGCGCCGGTCGTGAGATGCGGTCGGGCTATGACTTGCGCACGGCCCGCCGCTCCATGAACCTCATGACGATTGAGTGGGCAAACCGTGGTTTGAACATGTGGACCATTGAGCAAGGCTTCATCACCTTGACGCCGGGCCTGAACACATACGCCTTGCCGCTTGACACCATTGACTTGTTTGACCATGTGATTCGCACGCAGGCAAACCAGACTGCAACCCAGTCTGACTTGACCATTACACGCATCAGCGTCTCCACCTATGCAACCATCCCAAACAAGCTTGCCCAAGGTCGACCAATCCAAGTCTGGATTCAACGACTCTCTGGAGAAACGAACCCTGCTGGTACGACTACTGACGGCGCTATTTCCTCCACGGACACCTCGATCACGCTTGACTCGGTGGATGGCCTAGCCGGTTCTGGATTCATCCGACTCGATTCGGAAGACATCTACTACGGTTACATCTCCGGCAACACGCTGGGCGGCATCTTCCGTGGCCAAAATAACACGGTTGCAGCGGCTCACGTTGACGCAACCAAGGTCTATGTACCCCAACTGCCCGCCGTGACCGTCTGGCCCACTCCTGACGCCTCCCAGACCTATCAGTTTGTGTACTACCGCATGCGCCGTATCCAAGATACTGGTGCCGGTATCCAGGTTCAGGACATGAACTTCCGATTCTTGCCCGCTGTGGCTGCTGGATTGGCCTATTTCATTGCCATGAAGACGCCCGAATTGGCTGGCCGCATCGACATGCTCAAGCAGGTCTATGACGAGCAGTTCAACTTGGCCGCAGGTGAAGACCATGAGAAGGCTACGTTGCGCCTTGTGCCCCGCATCTCGTTCATTGGTGGTGGTGGGTACTAATGGCAAATCGTTTTGCTTCAGGCAAGTACTCCATTGCGGAGTGCGACCGCTGCGGCGCGCGCTACAAACTCACAGAGCTGCGACAGGAGGTCATCAAGACCAAGCTGTACCAGCTCAAGGTTTGTGAAGATTGTTGGGACCCTGACCAGCCGCAGTTGCAGTTGGGCATGTACCCTGTGGATGACCCGCAGGCCATTTACCAGCCTCGCCCAGACACCAGTTATGTGTCGGCCGGCCTGAATGGTTTGCAAACAACGCTTGGTGGTAACGGTGGTGTGCCAACAGGTGGTTCGCGAGATATTCAATGGGGCTGGATGCCAGTGGGCGGCTCACGTTTGAATGATGACGGTTTAACGCCAAATTACTTGGTGGCAACCACAAGTGTTGGTACAGTTAGCGTATCGGTAACCTAGGAGTTCAAGATGGACAAGAAAGATTTAGCGCAAGACAAGAAGATGATCAAGGCTGCCGTGGGCAAGCATGAGAAAAACATGCACCCCGGTCAAAAGCCAACTAAGCTGGCCAAGGGCGGCGTCACTTCTATGGCAATGAAAAAAGTGGGCCGTAACATGGCTCGCGCAATGAACCAAAAATCTGGGAGCAAGTAATGGCAACATTCAGCAAAAAGATGGGCGGTAAAGAGGTTGGCCAAGCCAGCGTCTACGCCAAGCCACACACCATGAAGGGCAAAGCCACAAAGGCTGAAACCAATCCTGGCTCTGGTCCAAACAACAGCAAGCTTGACACCTTGGATGTGTCCGTTGGCAACCGTAGCAAGTCTGCTGGCAACGAGAAAACAAAGACTTCGGGCATCAAAATCCGTGGTACTGGCGCAGCTACCAAAGGCGTGATGGCTCGCGGCCCAATGGCTTGAGGTTCAAATGACTTACGACGAACTTGTAACAGCGGTTTCTGACTACTGCGAAAACACGTTTACCAATACGGCCGAACGGCCGGACATGGACACGATGATTCGCCAGGCGGAACAACGCATCTTTAACTCTGTTCAAGTCGCGTATTTCCGTAAGAACGTCATCGGCGTCTTGGCTGCCGACAACAAGTACCTTGCTTCACCGCTGGACTTTTTGTCGCCATACTCACTTGCGCTCATCGAGAACTACGGCACGGCCGCAGAGAAGTACACCTACTTGCTCAACAAGGATGTGAACTTCATTCGCGAAGCCTACCCAACTCCAGATGACACCGGTGTGCCAAAGCACTACGCCATCTTTGGTCCAACGACTACGGCCGGCAGCGACCCAACCATCTTGAACGAGCTGTCGTTCATTGTTGGCCCAACGCCTGACGCCTCGTACCACGTTGAGCTGCACTACTACTACTACCCAGAATCGATCGTCGACTCTGCGGATGGTCATTCATGGCTGGGTGACAACTTCGACATTGCGCTGTTCAACGGCACGATGATGGAAGCCATCACTTACATGAAGGGCGAGGCAGATATGCTTGCTCTGTACAAAGAACGCTATGACTCGTCAATGTTCTTGCTCAAGAACTTGGGTGACGGCAAACAACGCATGGATGCCTACCGCGATGGGCAAGTTAGGGTGCCAGTCGTATGATCGTTCAAACACAAACCACCAGCTTCAAGAAGGAGCTGTACGAGGGCGTTCACAACTTGTTGACGGACACCTTGAAGATCGCGCTGTACACGGCCAACGCAGACTTGAACGCTGCAACGACCATCTACAGCACAGACAACGAGATCACGGGCACCGGCTACACTGCTGGCGGCAAGGTTCTTACTGGCGTCACCGTTGAGAGCGATGGATACACGGCATACGTCAGCTTTGCCAATCCAACATGGAACCCTGCTGCGTTCACAACACGGTGCGCATTGATCTACAACGTCACCCAGGGCAACAAATCAATCGCAGTGCTGGACTTTGGCTCCGACAAGACATGCACCAGCACGTTTGTCATCACGATGCCAGCCAACACAGCAAGCAGCGCGCTAATCCGCTCTTCAAACTAAGGACACCAAATGTTGGTCAACACAACAAAAGGCGAGATGGACGATTCCCTTCTGGAGAAAAAAGAGGGGACAATCGACAACGAAAACGAAACAACCAATTGGGTTGAGTATTGGCTGGATGGTGAGCTTGTTCACCGCTCTGTCCACATGACGCTCAAACGCTTCACCGTTACGGGCGAATCCGTAGCAGCTTCTTTGTAAGGAATCAAAATGGCAAATACTCAAGCAATGTGCACATCGTTCAAGGGTCAACTCTTGACTGGCACTCACAACTTCGGCGTGGCCCCAATCCGCGCAGCAACCACAGCAGACACATTCAAAGCTGCTCTGTACCTGGCTTCTGCCACCGTGGATTCAACGACCACCGTGTACAGCTCGACAGGCGAAGTGACTGGTACAAACTATACCGCTGGCGGCGTGGTTGTGACCAACGCAACTCCTCCTGCTACAAGCGGCACGACTGCATACTGGACCCCATCGGCCAGCATCGTTTACACAAACGTGACCCTGTCTACAGCTTTTGATGCCGTGTTGATCTACAACTCGACTCAAGGCGACAAGTCCGTGAGCGTTCACACATTTGGCTCGCAGACTGTTACAGCTGGCACGTTCACATTGACGATGCCAACAAACGACGCGACCAACGGCCTCATCCGAATCGCGTAATAGGGAGCCCAGATGTTTGGGCTTGCCGACTTTTCAGGGGCTCCGTTCAGTTCGCTTG